CATGTATCATGTCGATGATGGGTGTGTGTGGCTGTCCGTAGTCAATCACCTCTCTCGGTTCTTCGCCGAGGTCATCAATGATTAGCATATCGGTCTTGCACGCATCGTCATACTCTGACCCTTTCTTAACGAATATCCGGCAGATGTTCTTGGCGGTGTAGAGCTCGAAGTGTTTCCGTTTTGAATATCCGTACTCTTTTTCAGTCACCAAGCCTACGAGCCAGTTTATCGCCTGTGCCAATGAAGTTTTCCCATTTCCGCATAAACCGCATAACAACAATCCGGGTGTTCCGCATGGGTCAATGAGCCATTTAGCCGCGGCTTGTATGTGCCGCTTTGTGTCCGCGTCGAACACAAACTCACGACCTCGGTACTCGACAACTGCTTTCATGGCGGAATAGATGCCGTTGCAGGCATCCTTCTCAGATATTTCGAGGCTAAAGCGTTCCCTTGAAACCTTTACGGCTCTTAGCTGTCGGCTCAGTGCCTCTACGTTCTGAAAATCGATCTGATTGGTTAGTCGCATTTGAATGTGATATTGTTTTTTGACGGTCCTCCTCGTCGGATATCCAATTATTGGCTCGGCTGTCCCAACGGGTGATGCGTCTGTTGTGAGTGTCTCGCCAGCCGACGGCTTCAAAATAGTCGAAGAAGCGTTGCGCCGCGCCTTTCCAATCGTCTAACCTTTCAGAAGCTTTTTGCTCGAAGTAGGCAAAGACCTCTTCGATGGTTGGAGTGATAGGCTGTTCGGTAATAGACTTGGTTTTTCGTTTCTTCTTTTCCTCTTTATCCAAATCTGCAAATAGTGATTGCTCGTGCGGAGAACAAACATCGTCAGATGTTTGTGTATTACACTTACTATACTTAGTATTAGTATATAATATATTATTATTATAAAGAGGTGTAACCGCATTTTTTTCGGGATTTGTGTTACCTTTTGTGTTACCCGTAGGTAACACAAATTGCGTTGTGTTACCTTTTGTGTTACCTTTTGTGTTACCTTTTGTGTTACCTTTTGTGTTACCTTTTGTGTTACCTACGGGTAACACAAATTGCTTAACTAAGTTTTTATCAGTAACTTCCGCTCCACGTAAAAGATAGATTGTTGGACCGCTACCTCTTGCATCGATGAAGTCTATCAGACCTCGCTGTTTTAGCCTATTCCTTATCTCTACAATTGTCTTGCGTGGCATCTCAAACATTAATGAAATTACCTTCGTCTGCAATTTAAAGGGGTTACTCCATTCATTTATCTTGTACTGTTCTATCAAGAAATCGTAGAACGCTGTGTCGCTAAATGGGAATGGTTTAACTGAGTACTCTTGCCAAAACTTGCTATGTAAAATAGAATCGGGTGATTGTGTCATCGGTATAGTGGGTATTTGGTCAACGCTTGTGTGATGTAGTGTTGCGTGTCTGCTCTGAGGTAGCCACAGACAGCGGTGATGAATTCGAGTAAACCATGACAGACTACATACGTGCTGCCATGTCGTTCAACCAGCTCTTGCCATGCTTTCTGCTCCTTGCTCTGATTGCCGGCGGAGGAACCCTTGCGCTTCGGGACTTTCATCTCCAAGCAAAGGGATGCCTTGCCACCACTGGGATGCAAGAGAATGAGGTCTGCGACCCCTTTCACTTGCCCCTCATAATTCATGGTGGCTCCGGCTCTTCCTCCTCTCCAGCCACCATTGGGCACGGAGAATAGCAAGTTAGCAACCTGTGGAAAGGTCATCCGAAACCAACATACACATATATGCTGTATCTTAGATTCCGAGTAGCCTTTCTCAAGTTCCATGATGTCCTTCTCAGTCATTTTTATCACACTGATTTAACAATTTCACTATCTGCTTGCATCGGTCAACATTTTTGGGTTGACTCTCGAAGGAGGCTATTGGTTCGTATTGTGAGCCAAACAAGCCTATGGAGTATTTGAGGATGTAAACTTTACCATTGCGCTGTAAGAGCTTGAAGTGTTTCATAAGCGGTCTTTAAATAGGTTCATGGTGATGTTCACTATATCCTCTTCAATCTGTGTGGTGGTGCCTGTCACCTCGTTGGCGATATCCTTCTTGGACTGAATCACGGAGTACATATACTTGTCGATGGTCTTATCACCGAGGAAGTAGTAGCAGTTCACGTTATTCTTCTGCCCGTTTCGGTGGGCACGATCCTCGGCTTGCTCGCAGTCGGAATAAGTCCAAGGGAACTCTATGAACCCGACACGAGATGCAGCCGTAAGAGTCAAGCCCGTACCGCCTGAGCGATAGTTGAGGATGATTAGTTTGCACTCCGGGTCATTCTGAAAGCGGTCAACAGCGTTCTGTTTCTGAGCCACGTTGTCGGCTCCGGTGACTGTCACCGCATCAGGAAACTCTTTCTTGAGTGCCTCCACAACCTCTTTCAGATAGGCGAATAGTATCAACTTCTCGCCTCCGTCAATAATGTCGTGGATGAAGTCGCTAACGGCTTTGATTTTGCCCCTCGCCGCTATCGCTTTGAGGATGCCCATCTTCACCATTATCTGACCTCTCATCGCCCTTGCTATCTTGTCATCGTTGGCGTTCTTGTAGGTGCGGAGGTATGATAGCACATCCCGTTCGGCATCCTCATACTCCTTGCGGTTGGTAATGTCGCAAGTGATGTATTGTCGTGTCTTCTCCGGTAGCTGTGTCAGCACTTTTTGCTTCTCACGCCGAAAGAAGCAGGAACACCATAGCCGGTAGTTGAGTTCTTTGAGGTTGGAGGATTGCTTGGGACCATCACAATAGCGGTTGTAAAAGTTTCTATACCCGCCGAAGTCATCTAAGCGCCCAAGGATTCTGAGCTGCTGGATGAGGTCTGTGTTATTGTTAACGACAGGCGTTCCGGTCAACTCAAATATCCATTGTTTGCCTTTACAGATGCCTTCGACGTACTTCGATTGCTGAGTCTTGCTGCTCTTGCATTTATGGGACTCATCTATTATGACTGACTTGAACAGCTTAACTCGTTCATCAAATAGTATAGAGCGTAGAGTGAACTTCTTGGAATCTTTCATGCCAATCACGAAGAACTTCTTCAAGCTTTCGTAGTTGGTGATGAATACCGATGATAGTGCCTCACCATTGGGCAGCTTCATCTCGTAGTATCTATGCCAATTAGTCTTGTTCTTGTCATCAAGAATAATGGCATTGATGCCGGCGAACTTCTTAAATTCTCTCTGCCAATTGATTTTCAATGCGGCTGGACAGATTACCAATGTAGGAAATGGTTCTCCGTACTGTTGCGCCTCATTGTGTGCCTTTACCACCGCGCATATCGCCTGAAGTGTCTTGCCCAGGCCTGGCTGATCCCCGAAGATGCAGCGTTTGTTTTCGAGCGCGTAACGGACACCCTCCAACTGATATGGATAGGGATTGAGCAGCATATAATGCTCTCCAACGAACTCTTTCATCGGGGGCACCTCAAAAGAGATTGTTCGGTTCTCGTTACGTCTGGCAACGTACGTTACGAACTTCATCTTGACCGCCCATTGGGCAAAGGCCTCAACATACCATTGAGCATCCCTACCTTGGGGGTACAGTTCTGACTTCTTCTGTACCACCCATTCCTTTTCAATTGAGTTCCATCGTGGCTTCTCCGGAATACGCTTGATGATTTCTATCATCTTCGCGTTGTACTCAAACTGAAGTCGGAAGTTGGAGGGAGTCTCTGTGATGTAGATGGGTTTCATGACTCGGAGTCAAGAGAACCGGCATCTTCTGTAGGAGTAGGCACAAATAGATCTTCTAAGTCATCGAAGTCTATCTGTGTCTGAGCCGTCTTGTATTTCTGCTCGAACAGGTATTTGTAAACCTCATCGAAAAATACCTTAACAGCATTGGCAAACTCTTCAGTCATCGCCCAATAGGTGTCACCCGTACTGATGGCTTGTGCCGGCGTCTTGATCTCGATGATGTTGTTACTTGCCAAGCAACGCTTACCCAGCAGGGTTGCCGTTGGAACGCCTGAGGCGCTGTAACCCTTAATCACTCCGGTAACATCCATCTTGCGTAGAAGTTCGTTGTTCTCGGGTCCATACAGGGCGCCCCAATTGATGTAGTTAGCTTCGCGTTGTTCGGTCAGTTCTGCCATGTAAGGCACCAATGCAGCGAGCGCATCGCGGAGGTCATTGTGGGCTTCTACGATGCCCTTGATGTTAACCTCTCTGTTCTGCTCGTCTATGTAGGTAGCGTTAACGAACCCCTTAGAGGTCAGCTGCGCTTTCGTTATTAATATTTCCATGATTTATCGGTTTTTGTAGTCGGCAATGAAGTCCTGAGCAAAACGGTCGTTAGGCAATGGCAGGTTGATCCCAAACTCGGTAGCAGCATCGGCTTTCACTTTTTCGAGGAACATACTGAATTGCGTTGTGTTGAGTTTTTTTGTCTCACCAACTGCCTCAAACGGTCGGTTGCCGATGTTGACTATACGAGTCAAGAATTTGCGCTTGTAGTAGTCATGGAAGTCCTCTTTCGGTTGTCCGGTAGCCTCTTCCATGCAGGTGAACCACATCCACATCAGAGAGTTTTGACTGATGCTTCGAGGCTCGACCTTGCGCTCAATCTTGACGGTGTACTTACCGTTACGGAGTAGCGAGCACATATAGGTGAAATCCCTATCCATACTCACTACTCCGTTAACTTTGGTCAGGTTGGCTTCCATTAGTTAGTGGGTGCATACCCTTGAGGCGGGTACATCGGTTGTGCTGGTTGGTATGGCTGCTGGTAAGCCGGCTGTTGAGGTGGATAGGCAGCTTGCTGGTAGGGTTGCTGAGCGTAGCCCTGCTGTTGAGGGGCTGTCTGTGCCGGTTGTTGAGGCTGCTGTGCTTGCTGCAACGGTGTAGCGGTTAAGCCTCGGAGGGTATTGTAGTACTTCCCCTGATACTCTCTGCCATGAACAGTGGTCTCAACGCTTATGCGCTGACCGGGTGCCAGGGTGTCAAGGATTGCCATGCGTTCTCCGGTGAACTCGATGCAGATGAGGTTCTGACGAACGTTCTGCTCCTTGTCAATCCATGAATCGTCAATTACTATCTCGCGTTTTTGGAAGTTGTCGTTGACTCTAATTACAGGCGAGATTTTGTAGATCGAGCCGACTGCTGTTAGTTTTATCATTGTAAGATTTACTTAAGTTTGATGGTGAAACCGCCTTTCTTGACGGTGTTTTTTGTATAGGTCTTGTAGATTTCCGGCTGCTCTGCCTTGAAGCGCTTGCTGTCAAAGGTCGTTGAGGTAGAATCGGCTGCGATGGTGGCTCTGAACAGAGGGCAGTCAAACGACTTAACGCCGTTCTCTTCCATCGCTCTCCTTATCGTCTCCTTTACGTGTTGCAGCTTCGCATCAATCTCAGCTGCTTGCTTAGTCAAGTCAGCAACGTATTGAATCACATCCTGCTTGAGAATGAGGTCTTGCGATTTCTGAGGTCTTGCGATTTCTGAGGTCTTGCGATTTTCAAGTAGAGGAAATGGATTAGGATGAACATACATGGCCTCGCCGAACTCGTTGAACACATAGGTTGCTTCGAGTAGTAGCTTAACCATGTCGGATGGCTTGCGCTCTATTATCCAGAAATTCGCCTCAGACTTACGGAGATGATTGCAACAGAGACCTGCAACTTTCAAGCCGGGGTTCTCTGCCTCGAACAGTTCTGCATAGATGGAGAGCTGCCAGCTTAGATACTCCTTGAGGGCTTCTTCTCCACTTGAGAAGTAATCGTCTTGGAAGTAGCCACACGTAGGATAAAGTGAGATGTTGTTGCTCTTGGTGTCGGCCAACCATATCTCTTGCGTATCGTCCTTGAGCCATACATTGTCAATCTGCGATGCCCATTTGGCATTGTCGCTGACGGTGTGCTCGTTGGCGATTGGGGTGAAGCCCTTGCGGTGGAGGATGTAGTTCTGCAACTCGCTGGTCACATCCCACTCCTCTTCTTTGGTACTCTCGTTGTCTCGCTGACGGCAACCGTAATGGGTGGTTACGGTCTGAAGCGTTTGCATGACTCCGATTTGGTCATAGATTTGAATGGCATGGTGAATGGCGGTGCCACGACTGCCGGCTTTCGGGATTACGAAGTCTTTGACGTAATCGTCTGCGTCAGGATAGACTCCTAAGCCAAGAACAGAGTGGATGAGGCCCGTTAAGCCAAGGAGCCTCGTGTCGCCCAGCCGGTAGCTATGTGACTCCTCGTCAAAAGCTACCGGCGACTGCTTTAATTGTACCATCTTAGCTATGTCAAACTCTTATCTATGCTGCATTAAGTTCTCGCTGTTTGTTTGCGACGGCCTTGTAGAAGTCGGTTCCGGAGGCACAAAGCGCGGGGGCTTTCGCTGCCCATTTCTGCCAAACTGCCTGAACCTGCTCTTGGCTTGTTGAGGCTGCAACATCTGCAAGTGCCTCAACCATCTGTGCTCCGGTAAAGGCTGGAGCTGCCGGCTGCTGCTTGTAGCCAGAGGTCTGTTGGTATGTGTACTGTTCATACTTGCTCTCGTTGTGGCCGGTGGCCTTACTACCATACCAAATTTCGGCACCGATACCGATAGGCTTCATTGCGATGGAGAGCGCATCAGTCAGCGCCATCTTGTAGGCCTCATCGTTGACATAGGCTCCACTCTTCTCCATGCTGACAATAGCGCTACCGCCACAACCGATAATCGGTTCTGACCATTCCTTTGTCTCAGGGTCGCGAATGTAGAGGGAAATGTTGGTGAACACCTTGACTTCTGCTCCGTGGGCTTCTTCCCACTGCTTGTCGATGGTGTACTTCCAACCGAAGCCTACGGGACCGAAGATTTCGGTCATGCGCTTCATGCGCCACATTGGGTTGATGTCTGACATACCCTTGAGGCGTCCTGCCCTGATTTCTTTCAGAGCGTCTTTGGGTACCGTCTTGCCGGCGTTGTAGAATCGGAGGTTGTCCGGTGCTGCGGTCTGCTCTTGCTGAGCATCCGCTGTGGTCTTTTCTTTTACCATGATTGTATATTAATTAGTTTGACTTACTATCAAGTCTTACCTTGATATAGAGTAAAGTTAATCATTTTCAGCGAATTACACAAGTTTTTGACCAACTTTTTTACTCCTATATCGCGCTTACACCAGTGATTTTTTCCGTTGCCTCAACCAACGCCTCAAGGAAGCGTGGAACATCTTCGGCATGGATAAAGATGCGCTGGCGTTTGTTCTTCGGGTCGCGGACTGTCGGGACTTCGGCGATGGAGAGGTAATCTTCACCGTTCTTGTCAGGGCGAATGTCAAAGTAGTAAACGCGCGTCCCTGCGCTTACCGCCTTGCTGAATGTAGGCTGTGCCATGATGTGAGTGTGATAATGTTGCAGTTCCGGCGGGTATCGAACCCACACCTCCTCGTCAGGCAATGCTGCCATTACACCACGGAACCCGCCGGTCTTTCCCGGCTGCATATCCCGACCTGCGCATCAGTCGGGAAAATGAGGTGCAACCTTTTGAGAGTGATATTCCAAGGTTTAGATGTCAGTATTCTCACTCACTTATCCCTTTGCAGGGAGGGCTGCGATACCCCAGGTTGCCGTTTCGACATAAATTAAACCAATCTTATCATGAACCATGATAGAAGTTCAAGGTCGTTTCATTGCGATATTCATGGGGCACTCTTCCGAGCGTCATTCCTTATTCTCGCTTTTTATCCGAAGACCGTTAGCAGCACGGCACGACCTTTATGGGGGAGCCGAGATTGCCCGCTCGACTCATCGGGGATGTTGATTGAATGAGTGCTGCACCCTCGCGGGCTGACACTGAGTGCAATATCAACCTTGCTCCTGACCCTCACGGGCTGTTGTGGAGCATGGAGAAAAAACTAATCTTATCTTAACATATGAATATAGGTTCATAATTTCATACCTAATATGCAAAACAGCTATTCACTTAACTCATGGCAGAGTTAAATCAGTTATCTCAAGTCTTAGTTATTCAAAATTGTCAGCCATACCGCTGAAGTAGTCAACCATCCACTGAGGGAGGATGACCGGCGCGAGTCTGAACATTCCAACGGCATAGGCAAAGCCTAATACGTTGATGAAAAAGTGATTCACATCCAAGTTGAGGGTTGCGAATGCCGGCATAGCCAGCAGCGTTACTACTGTCCATGCAATGATTTTCTTCTTTGTGCTCATTTGAGAGATATTTAAGGGGTTTGACTTACTTTCTTCTCATGTTCCGAGAATGTCGGAGGACATCGGCTGCGTTGCAGTACCACGTACCGTTCTTGGCGTTAGTCTTCTTCTCTGCCTTCACTTTTCCATCGGCGATGAGGTCAAGAAGCTTCTTCTCACCTCCGACGATCTTAGCAGCCTTGTCTTTACAGAAGTGCTCATGCGACATTATCATGAAGATGTTCTCAAGCATGATGTCGGAGATACTGACGGAAACAGCGATACTCATGATAATCTGGTAACTTCAACCGTCATGTCTTGGATGTTCGGCTTAATCGTCCAATCGGCACCGTTTAAGTGATCCATCAACAATGTGGTGTGTTTACTACTACGAACGCTGTTGTATTGCGAGATTGGAAATGTTTCGACCGTACCAACTCGCATTTTTCTTAATGTTTCGGCCACAGGTCGATGAGTGGCTATTGTTGTAGTCTTGCTCATGTTGTTTCTAATTTAGGAATGGTAGCAGGATTCGAACCTGCGTCTACACTTGCACTGTGTCTTGTATCATGGTGTTGTTCTGCCTCTGAACTATACCATCCGGTGGATATGTTTGATTGGAAACGCGGAATGTTCGGTTTCAGTGGACTAAGGGGAAATCCCCTCAGAGCGTAATGTGATTGTTACTCACCGGTCCATTTACCACGAGTGGACTCCTCTCTTCTCGCTTCCCTCTTTTCGGCATAGGTGGGAAGATAACTCCTATCGCATCCATGCCCCGTCGATACTGACTTTTCACCCTCAACTGCGTCTGAGAATTACTTCATCTTCTCTGTCTGGCCAGATGCTCATCTTTCCTTTCGGAAAGGAATTGTCCAACAATGTCAAGGAACTCTTCTTTGATAAGGGGGAGAAGCGGGAATCGAACCCGCGGTGCCGGTCTCCTTAGCCGGAACCTGACGCTGGCTGGTCAGGTAACCTCGTCCTCTTGGTTGTATTCTCCCTTTTCGGAGCACTCTTGCTCCTCAGCGTGTGCAGACTCTTCTGCGCTGTGTGGTGTTGACTTACGCGGGGCTATGTGTTTTGAAGATGTCGCTCAGCTCAACGCTGATGGTGTCGAGCATCTCCTTAACTCGGTCATCTTCTTGTCTTGCGGAGGCCAATCGGCGCTGCGCGTTGCTAATGGTTGTGTTGATGCTTTCGATGCTATGCTTATAGGCGCTGTTCTGCTTGTCGAGGTCGGCAATGTTGGCGATGATGTCGGTAGCGTCTTGAAGCTTCTCGATGGTGAACTGTCTTTCGGGGTCTTCGTAGAACTCGCCAAGGTTCTGAAGGTCTAATGAGATCTCTTCGGAGGGTTCGCAAATGCCATCCCAATCAAGGTAGACCGTCAGCTGAAGTTTCGCGGGATTGAGGGCAACATTGGATTGAATTAAAAAACCAACGTAGGTAGCGAAGCGACGGAACTCAGGTTCGTTGGGCGCTGTGTAGCGATAAGCAGTGATTATAGTTGACATGGTGGTATTTTGAAAGGGTTTGACTTTTCTGAATTTTTATTTGTTTTTCAATCCAAAATCACTTAACTTTGTGATTGATGATTGATTGATGATGCAAAGTTAGTCTCATTTGAGAATATATCCAAACCATATTGAGAAAACTTTGCTCCGTATTAGATATTTTTAACATTATGATATCAAGAATTAAGGCGCTAATCTCTCAGACGGGATTATCCTCAAGGGCATTTGCACTCAAATGTGAGCTTCGGCCAAACACATTGAGTAATCAATTGAATGGGGTACGCGAATTATCGCTGAGTACTATTACCGCGATACTGACCGCTTACCCAGACGTATCAGCCGAATGGATGATGCGAGGTAATGGAGATATGCTTATCACAAAAAATGTAGA